GGTGCATTACCTGTTGCAGCATTTGTTATATCTAATTGGTTTACTGCAGATGAAGTTGTTTGAAATACTATTTGTTCGTTTCCATTCTCATCATTAATTCCATGAGCATCATCAAAAGCTATATTAAAACTATTAGTATCTAAATCACCACCTAATTGTGGTGATGTATCATCAACAACATCTCCACCAGTTTGAACTTCTATGATATCTGGATTTGTACTATCGTTTGCAGTCGCAAACACTATTTTAGTTGTTTTTTGTGTTGCTGAAAAAGTAAATGTTGAACCAGACCCTGATGCATATTTAAATTGAACTGTATATGCTCCTGAAGTTGAATTTCTTAAAATATAAAAAGTTTGAACATCTAAAGGTATTGTTACAATTTGATTTCCTGTAATTGTACCTGTGAAATCAATCATTCTATGTGCAAGTTCTGCACCTGTTGCTCCATCAGATACAGATAAAGTAGTTGTCTGTGCGCCACCTGCTATTGATTTTGCTATAAAACCACCAGATATTTGTTCTATGAGTTGTAAATTTGTATTAGTTTTTGTTCCCCAAGTTCCAGCATTTTCACCGGTTGCCTGAAGTTCAACACCTAAAGGTGTAAATGTTGATGCCATAAATTTTATCTCCTATGCAGCGTCACTATAACTTGTATTTGATCCAGTTGCAACATCCGAATATGTATCATTCGATCCAGTTGAGACATTACTATAAGACGTATTTGAACCAGTGTCAACATCGCCGTATGCGAATATATTAACTGTTCCTATGCTAGATGTTACTGATTGCCCCGTTAATCCTACTTGAATATCAACTAAAGAAATAGACCCTACACTAGCACTAAAAGATTGACCTGTTAATCCTAGACCTTCTTCTATTGTTAAAGAGCCTACAGATGCTGTAGCTGATAGACCAGTTGGTTGAGCAAGAGCTCCTCCTAATCCAACTATAGATCCTAAACTAAATGTAGCTGAAACACCTGATACTTGAACTGTATCATTTGGTATTATGAGACTACCAACACTAGCAGTAAATGATTGACCTGTTAGTGTTGCCTCTTGTGAAGATATACCTTGTGCAGTTCCTTGACTAAATGTTGCCGATACACCAGAAAGAATTGCTGTTTCGTTAGGTGCTTTTGCAGTTCCTTGACTAGCGGTAAACTCTTGACCCGTTAAGCCAACAGTCATATCATTGACAGTTGGAGATCCAATAGAAGTTGTTGCAGATTGGCCCGTTAATCCTACCTGCATATCTACTACAGATACAGAACCAATTGAAAAAGTAGCTGATATTCCCTCTACCATAACAGGGATAAAAGCTTCACCTTGTGATGATGTTATTTCAAAACTTGTAGGTGTAATTATTTGATCAGGTACATCAACTGAACCAACACTAGCTGTGATTGATAAACCAGTTGGAAGTGCAATTGCATCTTTAAGTTCGCCCCATTCACCATCACTCCAAGCTTGTGCACCCCAACCTGTTTTTAAAGTTGTAGATTCACTCCAATAAGCTTGGCCCCAGGTAAACCGGCCCCATCCTGAGTTTACCGACATGGTCGGCCTCCTATGCTAATCTGATGATTGCGCTGCTTGCGTCTGCTGTTGGAAATTCTATTTTAAAAGTTCCATTACTAGCTGTCTTGTCACCACCAAAAGCTATAATAGCAACAGCATCAGTTGTGCTTGAACCACCGTTTGTTGTTGTATTATAAATCATTGCACCATTTGCAGTGAAAGAAGCAGATGTATAAGTTACATCCCGATGTATTTGTAATTTCTTCTGATGTTGAATAGTCTGTTGTAGAAGCCCCTAAAGAAGCATCACTATCAAATAAAGCCAGTTTGAAAGTGTGTCCACCTGAAGATTCAAAACTGTGTTTACCTTGTAAAAGCTCTTGTTTAAAGCTTGAACATATTGCTGATGATATCGCCATAATTAATCTCCTGTTATGGTGAAGTAGAGTCGATTTTAAATCTGACAGTTCCGTCAGTATAATCATCTCGTCTTCTTCTACCAGTTTGCTCAATTGCAAACTTCTGTACCTCTTGTTTATATTTATTTTCGTATAATGTCAACATATCTACTGGGCCTTTTAAAAAGCCATATGCTTCTGATAAACAGCAATATAGTAAGCCATTTGAAAAATTCATACTAATATAATTAGTATCGTCATTCTCTAAAAGATCTGGCATTTTATTGAAATGCACTCTAAATCTGTATGTTGTATTAGGAACTGGAGCAAAAGCTATACGTCCAGATGTCGTATCAGACTCTCCTGTACCTCCACCAAACATTGCATAATATTTAGGTTGACCTTGAGCTGCTGATGTACCTGTTACATCTTGATACTCTTGTAAGTATGTATAATCTTTTTTTTCCAACCATCTATTAGCTCCTGTAGTTTCAGATCCCGCTGTATCATAAACTTGTATACCTCTTATAAATAATGCTCCTGCTGGAGCGTTAATTGATTCTTGTCCAGCAACTAAATTACCTAGTTGTTGTTTTCTATCTGCATCAATAGGTACATCTCTAAAAATTCTATATTGTGCATTTAAAATAATATTTTCTAAAACAGCATCTGTTAAAACATTAGAGTCTGTTTCTGTATAACTTCTTATCTGTGTTTTTAATCCTGATGCACTTAATCCTGCCATTATTCTATCCTCGCTAGTTCTCTACATTTAGGGCAACGATGCTTGTATTTATTATGTTCATTACAAAAACCTCTAGGGTGTAACATAATTTCATGTGCATCTATTTGTTCTTTAGGTGTATACAAATTTTTTATCCAACTTATAAATTTTTTTATCATGCGCTTAATGTGACTGGTCCCACTGAACAGCCAACTCCTCCTCCTTTAACACCACCAATTGTAGCAGTATCTGTATCAACTGTAAAATGAAAAAAATTTGCTACAGAATAATCTGTAGTATTTCTAGCGTCATTTACATACAATCCTGTTGTAATTGTATAACCAGCTGCTTTTGCAATATTAGCTCCTGTAATACCATCAAAATCTGCTGGGTTTGCAAATTGAAACGTTCCTCCACTGACAGTATTAGCTAAAGGTGCACCTCTAAATCTATGTGTTGTTCCATTTGTTAAACCATGACCCGGCGCAGTTACATTAATAATTCTAGACCCTGCCGCATAAGTTTCAAAACCATTTTCTGGTATAGAATAAGGGACTACATTTTCTATTCTAGCAACTCTAACATTTCTTATTGAGATTGCATCAGCACTAGATGGTCTTGGCTCTAATTGTGGTTGTTTAGGTTCAAATTCAGAAACATGCACGATAGATCCATTCCATTCTCTAACCATTTCTCTGTATGGAAATTCTAAACCAGATCTATCTGATATTGCTTTTGCGTACTTTCCTGTTGCGTATTTTGGCATTATGCTCCTGGGTAGTAAACTTTCGGTGTTATGTAAGTGCTTGCTGCAGAGCCATCTTCAGCTAATGCTCTTGCTAGTTCATCCTCATAATATAATTTCATGGCTTGTAATCTTTCAGGTGCATATTTTTGTGAAAGGTAAAAAGCTAATCCTGATGTCATACAAGGCACAAATCTAAAAGGAACATCAGTTGCATTAGTATAATCTCCTACATCTTGTATTCTTTTTACAAAAAAGAAATGCATATCTTTAGATGCATTAGTTGAGTCTGGTGTTGGATATATATGTATTGTAACTTTATCTATAAATCTCTCTACCCAGTATTGATTAGGTGTTCCTTTAGATAATTTGTTTGAAAATCCTGCATAAGTAGATCTATCTACTTTTGTCATTGGTGAGTCTGATTGTGTTGTCTGAGTTCTGTTTGATCTTAATTGTGCTTCAAGAACATCAGATATACCAAATACACTAGCTGGATCCGTGGTTGTAGCCGATGTCCCATCATCACTAGATCTAAAAAAATCATAGTCCGCTTGACCCTCTATAAGATCTAGATTTGTTGAACCTATTTCCCAGTAATGAATACCTCTATTACCCCATTCTTGAAACAAGATATTAAGAGATCGTCTTGCAGATTTAAGTTGATAACCTGCAACATTTGTTAATCCAATACGTTCAAAAGCATCTTCTATTATTTCATCAATAGCAAATGTTTTGTCGAACGTTGCTGTTCCCGAAGTAGTATTAGCCATTTACTATGCTCCTGTAATTGTCATGGTAACACTTCCGTCTGTACCAGATGATTGTGTTAAAGTTGCACAAACTCCGTTTTCAAACAAAATACCAGAACCAGGTATGTAAACCTCTAATCCTTCTGTTTCAAATCTATAAATAGCTTTTAAGTTACCAGATGCAGCGTCTGCAGCATCACTTACATCATGTAAAGATAAAACTGAACCAGCCTCACCTCTACCTTGAAGAGAAGTAACTCTTGTTCTAGCTCCTCTTAAAACAGAAGCAGCTCCAGTAGTTTTATTCAGTGTCGTTTGATCTGAAATCATATTTTTCTCCTTAAAATTAAATGTGGGGCCGAAGCCCCACATTAATTAATTATTAACTATCTGCAAAAGGTGTTGCTTCAGTACCTGTACCGATTAACACTGCTTCTACTAGATAAACATTGTCTTCAAGTGCAGTAATAGTAACCGTGCTACCTTTATCTCCACCTGTAGTTCCACCGTTCATGCTGATAACATCATTAGTTGCTCCTGGAACAAATGTATTGTTAGTTCCATCTGCTACGTTTACAACAGTTGCGTGACCAACAAATTTGTCAGTTCCGTCTGTTTTGATATCGCAATCAGTTGAATCTGTACCTACAAAAAATTTGTAGACTGCACCTAAGTGATTGTCCACGTTAGGGTCATTGTCTCCAGCTGATCCACCTTTGCTATCTGCTTTGATTGTTGGAAGTGTAATTGCACCATCTGCATCATTTACTTTGATAACTTTACCTGCGTGAGCAGCAAAAGTTAAAGTAGTTTCTGCTGTGATGTTCACAATTGAATCAGGTCCTGCAGTAACAAATCCTCTTTGAGATTTTACTGGTCCTGAAAATGTAGTTTGTGCCATGTTTATATCCTCCTAGTTTTCCGAATACAGTCTCTAGGCCGTCGACTATACGCGTCTGTATTCTAAAATAAATGTATAGTAACAAAACTATATACTACATTTTAGTAGAGCGCAAGAGAGCCTGTAATGTGAATGAGATTTATTCAACGATGTAGCTTTTTATTAAGTAGCTACAGAAACTTGAGGAGCCGCATCATCTATTTTATTTTGTGCAT